CCTCATATATATTTGTAATCTTCATATTTATAATCCTATTTCTCTATTTAGTTATTAGCGTTTTAAAGCTAAGGTTAATTGCCTTGCGCGTTTCTCGTTGCTCTTTACGCGGATCGCTCCGCGATCACCGGTACGCGCTTTCCTGGTCTCTCTCTTACCTTTCTCAATCATGCGAGTAAGCTCGCTCATTGCGTCCGGTACGATCTCGCTAAATTTGCGTGGGGTCATAGCTCGCTTTCTCCTTTCAGGATCTTTTCCGCAAGCTTGGTAGACTTATGCAAAGTCAGGAATCCAAAGCATGAACGCAAGTTTTGCGCAAGCACGTGCTTGTTATCCGCAAACATGCAAAGCACGGGCGCGTTCGGGAAAATTCCCTTGCGGTAAAATACGTCAAGATAATCCACCGCCCCGCTTGCGCGTATCCAATCAAATTCTTTTATGCTCATCAGTCCTCAGTCCTCCTCGTTTATTATGTCATCATGCATCACCCAAAGGGCGTAAAGCATGGGTAAAAGTAAAAGTATATCGTAGCTCATGACAAATCCGGCGCTAGGATTCCATACCCGCCCCAGTCTCTTTCGATCTCTAGCTTTCTCTCTTTTACGCTTTCGCTCTCGATCTTCAAAGCGTACCCTCTCGGATCTCCATTCACGTAAAACTCGTTAGGGTCTTTGGGATCAAGCAAAGCAATAAGCTTTCTTACAATATCAAGCCCGATTTCTTCCCATTGCTCCCATTCAATCAATCCATTGCAATAATCGGTCGATGCGCTATGCGTTTTGACTTCAAGCCTTCTAAGCTTCTTGCAAAGCTTTATAGGGTCTTGCTCCTTTGCGTCAGGATATGCACGCAAAAGGTCTTTGCCATGCGCAAGAATGCGCTCATTCATTATTTCCGTTTTGTTCATTATGTTCTAGTCTTTGTTTAGTAGTTTTGCGAAAGTTAGACCCTCGCTATGGATAATCCATAATCGACATAAAAAGACGATAATGTCAAAACTTATTTTTGCCAACCTAGCGAAACCCGCATAAACTAGAGGATTGCAAGCGAAAAAGAAATTTGCACGAAACCTTGCGAAAATCAAAAGTCTACGAAAACCAAGGCAAAACCAGTTAAGCGCAAGGAAGGGAACAGGAAAAGGGAAAGAGCAAGCAAAGCAAAACATATCATCATATCAAGATGCGTTGATGCGTTGCCTATGCATTTCGAGGAGGAGTCATGAAAAAAGAATATGTGCGCAAGAACTTGAAAAGCTTAAATGCACCAAGTAAACAGATCCGCAAATAATCGCAAAGCTTGCCAAGCGAATTGCTACCAGTTTGCAAGCCCGGCAAGCTCGCACCGCAAGAACAAGCTACTTAGCGCAAGACAATTAGTATACTGCTCTCAAAATCCGGTTTAAATAGACGCGCATAAAGGACTTTAGACCGCGCGCCCGGGGGGGCGGGGGCGCGTGCGCGGCCGCGCGTTCTTTCTATATTATCATCACCCCCCCTACTATTTTTTTCGCACTATCGCTCCTTGCGTATTCGCACTATCGCCCTTCGCCCTTTGTTGTTTTTGGGCTTGCGCGAAGCGTCCTGCCATGGTTTGATGTTCTCGGAAAACCTTCTAGTTTTTCTATTTATAGCTCGCTTGGAATTGCAGTTCCTTGCGAGTTTTTTTTGTTTGGCTTATTCTTTGCGTAGTCTTGCCCACAGTCCGTCAGCGCGTTCCTGGTATTCCCATTCGTCTTCTCCGTGAGGCCCGGGGCATTCGCACTCGAAGAAGTGTTCGTTACATTTTTCGCACCACTTCTCTTCGCATATTTCGCAAGACGGTAGTTCGCTTGCGTATACTACCTTTATCCACTCGTTGTCTTGTTTATTGGTTTCCATATCTTGTACCCTGCGTGTTGTACTATTTCTTTGCATAGGTCTATGAATTCCTCATCCGTTAGGTGACCCTTTGCCTGGTTTGCATCCGTGCATAGTAGTTGAAGATTGTTTATTGTATTGTCTCCGCCCCGCGCTATGGGGACTATATGGTCGTATTGGTAGTCCTCGGGGTTGTTCCATTGTAGGGGTCTTCCGGTTAGCGCGCATTGGAAATGATCTCCGTACTTTGCGTGTACGTCCTTATAATTGAAAGTCATTGTCTTTTGGAACTGGTGAGCTTTTTGTGATATTGCTTTTGTTGTTTGTCTATGAGTCTTGTGCTGATACCAAGGCGGTTTGTTTGGGGATGGTGTTCTTGGGTTTCTGAAGTGCCATATTCGCTTTACGTGGCTTAGTGTTGGCTTTTCCTTGTTTAGCCTTGCTTCTCTGTCTCTGACCTTTTGTTTTCCGCCCGGGGATAGATGGTATGAGATTGTGGATTTGGAGCAGTTTAGGAGGTTTTGTATTTTATCGTATGAATACCCTTGCTCACGCAGGGCGATTATTCTTGGCCCGAGAGAGGGCTTGGGCATCAGTCGTTTGGTTCTACGTCCACTACTTTTTGTTCGGATGCTTCGGTTGGTTGTTCCTTAACGGTCTTTGACGCTCCCTTTAGTATCTGAGCTACTTTGTCCGGTGACATATCGGATGCGCCTAACGTGACGTTTGCCGATGCGGTGATGTTTGAGGGTCTGCCCGATACGGTGAGGAACTTGTCCATGACTATGGAAACTGCGTATGCGAGGTTTTGGGGAGGTATTTCGTCCAGTTTCGAGTGCAGGGTGTTTAGGGAGTCCGCCACCATGTTCGAGAGTTTCGAGTTCACTTGATTGAGGAACTCCTGTTCTGTCATGTCGAGTCGGTATCTCAGGAAGTTCGCTACTGCGTTCCTTATCTCCGGATCTGCCTTTGCTATCTCTCGGGCTTCTGCCTCTGCATTTGATTGTTTGGATGCGATCTTGGCAGCTGATTTGATTATGTTGTTCTTTGTCATATCGTCACAAAACCCTCTTACTGAGTTTGGTTTTTTTCGTCTTCTGTATATGCGGGGCATCTTTTTTTGTTAATTGTCATATTTTTATTGACTATGCAATTAAAAAGAGTAGGGATGCTTGCGGATGAAGATTGAAGTGGCTAGTGAGATTTTGGAGAAGAGCGGGATAAGCAGGGATGAATTTGCGAGTATGGTTGGCGTGAAGAGTACTTCCATGCGCATGACTTTTTACAATGGACGGTTCAGCAAGAAAGCGGTTGCCCGTCTCGAATTGCTTGCGGAAGACCTGGGTATTGATTTGGAAGGTGGTAAGGAGGAAGCTCGGGACGTTAAGGAAGGGATGATTAGGCAGAGCATGGGCGAACCGAGGGAGCGCATGGGAGTTGTTTATTCATTGCCTAGAAATCCGTATTTGCGATTGGTTGAGTTTGAGGATGGTACGCATGGGAAGTTCCGGGCGAAGGAGGGCAGATTCGGATTGGGTAGTCGTGTCAGGTTGAATAAGGGCGAGGGTGGACTTTGGGAGTTATGCGGTGAGTATGACAGGAAGGATCGGTTGGTATGAGTGATGACGAGGTGGAGATCAGGGACTTGGTATCCGTATTATTGGGACTTATGCCTGCAAGTGAGCGCAAGATCGTGAGCATGTACTATTTGGAAGGGTACAAGTGTAGGGAGATAGGCGAGCGTTTTGGAGTGGGAGCGGGTCAGATTAGTCTGATTATACGAAATATCATTCGCGAATGCGGGCATTTGGTCACCCAGTTGGACAAGAAGAGGAAGGTATTTTTTCAACCTTTGATTTCCAAGAAGTCCATATTGTTTGATCATACTGCGTATTCGAAAAAGAAATTATTGGATCGAAGAAAGAAGGTGAAGGAGAAGCAAGATATGGAAGAAGCATGGGCATACGAGAACTTTCAAGATCATTGGAAGTGGAGCATAGAGAAGGGTCGATACGTTCACCCTGCCATACGCAGAGCGTATAATCGATTGATGGAGGAATCCAAATGTGGATAATACCCAAAACGTTATCAGCTTTTGTACCGGATACGGAGGGCTTGAACTTGGAATTGGACGAGCGGGCGTGGATGTTAGAATCGTCTGCAATGTGGAGATCGAAGCATTCGTCCAAGCAAACCTGGTTGCGAAGATTGAAGAAGGGCGGATGGCTGACGCACCTATCTGGACGGATCTTAAAACCTTCCCTGCATCAATCTTTCGAGGAAAAGTTTGTGGAATCATTGGAGGATATCCCTGCCAACCGTTCAGTTCAGCGGGGAAGCGAAAAGGGGAAGAAGACCCAAGGCACTTATGGCCATATATCCGAAAGCACGTCAGGACAATTAGACCTCTTTGGTGCTTTTTCGAGAACGTCCAAGGTCACGCCACGATGGGGCTATGGCGAGTCCTGTCCGATTTGGAAGAAGAAGGTTACGAAACGACGTGGGGCATATTCTCAGCGGAAGAAGTTGGCGCTCCTCACCAACGCAAGCGAGTGTTCATCCTCGGGAGGCTTTCCGACTCCGCGAGCTTCGGATTCGGTGGGACACTCCCAATCGAAGATCGAGAGGGTGAAGGACGGAACGATGCCTGCGGGGAAGGCGCAACTGAGGGAATGGGTGCAACCGAACTGGGCAACCCCCCAAGCGAGCGACCACGTGGAGGGAGCGAGGACTGCGAAGGAGAGCAATCAGAAGTGCTTGGGGAGAGACTTGAATCAGATGAAGTGGGCAACGCCAAACACGATGGATCATCTACCACCCAAGACAGGGGAAGCGCTTGCGCGGAACAAGAAGAAGGGAGGATGCAAGAACTTGAGGGAGGGTGTAAACAATCCCAAGATGAATTGGCCAACGGCAAGCACAAGCGATTCGGAAGGCGGCCCGCAAGCGGATCGAGTGGAGTGGACGGAGAAGGGAGCAAGACTACGGAAGAAGGGCAAGAAGGAGATGGTTTACGGGGCGAAACTGAGGGATGCTGTGGAGAATCACGAGAATTGGCCAACCCCACGAGCAGGCAACCCAGGCAGTCGCAAGCCCGGAACGGGGGGCAAGATACTAGCGGAGGAAGCGAAGATACACAATGGCCTGCAAGACCAGGAGAAGAGCAATACGAGTGGGAAGAACCACGGGTCACCGAAGCTCAATCCAAATTGGGTGGAGCAACTAATGGGACTCA